TAATAAAAATATAACCGTAAATCTTTATAATAACAAAATAATGATTAAATGTCAAGCCTTTTCAAAATCAAAGTAATCAAAAGTAAACACGGCGTCTGCGGTAATAATGTCATCGGCCGATTGAGTGGTATCAAATATAATATCTGATAGTGTAATGGGGAAACAATTATAGAATTTTACACGGAGAATAGGGTTATTCAACGATGAAAGAATGGTCAAAGTGGCATCGGAATAAGCGGATAAACTGGAACTTGGACTCTTATTGGCGTTCTGTAGTGCTGTTAACCTATTCCTTTCGTCAAAACCCGTTGGTGCTGCGATGGAACGGAACCAGGCGTGTAATTGTTGCCAGCTGTTCAATGATTCATCCACAGTAAAATCAATAGAAAATGGATTATAAATCATCTTTCTATCAGGAATGAATACATCTAAAAGGGGTGTCTGTAAAGATGCTTGTCCTAGGTTGACACCAGGAATGTTAACCGATTGACAAAAGTATTGAACATCACCTATTCGGTCAAAAGTCAATAGAAACTTTGACGCTTGTAGGTAATTGGTATTTTGAGGTAGTCTTGATAGTGCAGTCATATAGTTATTTAGGAGCCAAAAAAAAGGACTTCCGAAGAAGTCCTTTCAAATATCACTCTAAGGTGATTTTTATATTACATCACATTAAATTCTTAACGCCAAAAATACGGTAGTAAACGTTACTACGAGCATTGATGGTACCGTTTGAAGGATTCAAACCGTTAGCGAATGGGTTGGCTACCATACCGTAACGTGTTTTGAAACCAATCTTAGGTTGGAATGTGAATTGGTCTACAGCACGAACCATTTGCAATGGAACGTATGGGCAATAGAACAAACCAGCATCGTAAGGTGAAGAACCTTTGTATCCTACAGTTACCAATTCTTGGTTAGATGTATATCCACCAAAGTATGGGTCAATGTAAACTTTGATACGGCCATGTAACATACCAGCAAATGTATTGCCTGTATCGTCAACTTGGAGGTCAGCTTGAAGAGCAGGTGTGTAAGAAAGAACACCAGCCATAGCCATTGCAGAAGCTACGTCAGATGAAACAATCAATACGTTACCTTTTCCACGACGTGTTTGCTTAGCAATTACGTTAGCATCACGTTCAATTTGGAAAATCAAACCTTTGAAACGCTCAACAGACCAACGGCCATTTGAGTCAGTATCCAAGTCAAAGAAACCAGCAGTTGTTGTACCATACTGAGCACCGAGAACGGCAGTAGAGTAGATAGTACGAATAACTTCACGGTTAATTTCAGCAAGAATTTCTGTAGACAGAATGTTAGACAATTCTGTTTCAGCGTCAAGACCATGGATTGCTTTCAAGTCTTGTGCCAACTCTAAAGAGTATTCAGCTTTCAAAGCACGGCTTTGTGCAGTTACAGTAACTTTCTCAATAGAGAAGGCCATTTGTTGGAATGCATTAGCACCGTCAGCGCCAAGGAATTCAGCAGTTGCTGTTTGTAGACCAACACCCGTTGTGAAAGTATTAGCAGCACCGTACTGACCGCTTGTTGTTGTATCAGAAGCAGTTGTACCAACAAAACCGTAGTTGTTGAATGAACCGTTGGCAGAGCCTTGGCCAGTAAACATTGTGTTAGCTTCGTTGAAGAATGCCTCAGAACCAGTTTGGTTAGCGTAACGAGCACGCATTGCAAAAATCAATCCTGTAGGACCTGTCATTGGTTGAACACCAGCAACATCATAGGCGATCAAATTAGGCAATGAACGGCGTACCAAAGAGATCAAGATTGGGTCAAAGTTTTGAACACCACCAGTAACGTTTGTAGGACCTGTATCGCTGGTCTCCATCAAAGCTTGACGGTCTTTAGCCATTGCTTGGTGTTGGTTTTCCAAAACAAGTGCTGTAACAGCTTTCTTGTATGGGTCTTTAATAGCTTCTAATTCTGGATGTTCCAGAACTGGCTGCCATTTTTTCTGTAGTTCTTCTGTTAAATACATTTTGTTTCCTTTTTTTATGTATTAAGGTTAATTACTTAACCAAAGTTTGTGAAATAGTTTTAGCATAGAGGTCCATTGATGGATCAGAAGATTTAGAAACTTTCTTTTCTTCTTCAATATCAACTTCTTCATCTAAAGCAAGTTTATCTGCTGCTTTAACATCTGACTTGAAATATGATTCTTTCAAAGTAGATAGTTTGCCAGCAAAATCTTCCTCAGTATTAAACTCTACATTCTCTGCGAGTGACTTTAGTTTTTCTACTTGAGTTTGCGATAGGCCTTCACACGCTGTGTAGATAGCCTCAATTTTTTTCTGTTCGTTCAACTCTTTTGTGAGTTCAACTGATTTACTAATTTGTTCGTTTAAAGCTGATTCTAAATCGGTAACTTTAGTTGTCAATTCTTCAACAACATCAACTTTGTCAGCTGGAATGTCGATGTAATGTTCAACAAACAAGTCACGCAAACCACCAATAAAGTCTTCCACGATTTCGGAACGGAGACCTTTTTCGATAGCGATTTCGTTATCTTTCATCCATTCTTCTACCATGTAGTTAAGGTAGTCATCAACTTTAGCGGCCAAATCTTCTTTAATTTCTTCAACGGCAACTTCAAACTGTTCTGTCAATTGGGCTTCTACTTCTTCCACAATTGCTTCTACACGGGACATAACGGCAGCTTCATAGATTGTAGAAGCTTTAGTTTTGAATTCTTCAGATAATTCTTCACCTTGCATCAAGGCTTCAATATCTTCACCGTAAGATTGGAATGTTGCACCTGGATTAGCTTGCATCATTTGTGGTGCCAATTTGCCAGCGATACGATCACGAATTGCTTCGTAATTTGTGGCATCAGCTTTAACTGGAGTAGCAATGTCAGAACGACCCATTGTTGATTGTGGTTGATTAGCTGGAACAGAAGCACCAACACCGTCACTTTGAGCACCTACAGGAGGAGTAGCACCTGGAGCTTTAGCTTGTGGAGTACCTTTGAGGTAATCAGGCAAGGCATCAGTCAAAGCACGCTCAGGTGATTGGCCAATTTCGCCAGCATCGTTTGTACCGTATGCAGTTTTAGAATCTACACGATCAGAACCAACTTCTCCGTCAGGATGTTTGTCTGAACCACGTTGACCTTTTTTAGATGCGATGTTTGCATCAAATGTTTCTTTAGAACCTTCAGACACCAAAATTGCTTTAGCGGCTTCGGACAGATTAAATTTTCCCATTTTGAAAATCTCCTTGATTTATTGGATATATTTATATTTAAAGTTTTTTCATGAAGTTTTCAAATATATTTAAACTAACCTGTTCAATCTCTTTTTGTGAAGCTTGGCGAATTTGTTTGATTGCCTGAGAGTGATCTTGTTCAGTCCAAATACCATTGACTAACATCCATTCTTTACCTTCCATGATGCCTTGTACGAAAGCACCAGGAGCGGAAGGGTCTGCTACAATATCAGCCGCTGTGGCTAGATAAAAATCGTTCTGAACAACATTAACACCGTTAACATTTTTCAACGAACCCATACCCCTTGACGATACACCTAACTGTGCGCCACCTTCAATAAGGCTTCTGGCGATATTACCCATTGGTGTGTCAAGAATCTTTGCTTTACCAATCCATTGGTTGCCATCTTCTTTAAGACCAACAATCATATGTGATACACGGTCTAAGTTAATGGATGGAGTTTCAGGATGACCCAACTCTCCAAAAGCACGGTTTTTGTTAATATATTCTTCTGTGTAACGATGAACTTCTTTTTTCATCGTATTAAATTCGTAAAGACGGCCATTACGGTTCTTCCTTTCGGATACCAAAAATGGACCTTCAATAAAAAGGCTCTTAGTGCCGTCTTTTTCTTCAGTAATATAGTTTACGGATTCATTAATTTCTTTGATTAATTTCATAATCCTACCGACCTTCTTTTTCTAATTGATATTCTTCTTTTTCTTAAAGTTTTTGGTAACTCAGCACGCCTTTTAGCTTTTGATCTTAGTGAACCAATGCGCCGTTTTCTACGTTCCGCCGGCATCATTCTAATCAACTTGCCGTGCCTAATTGTCCAACCTTTTACTGCCGAAAGTTTTTTTCGGCGTTGTACCACACCCTTACGAACTCGAAACTTAATTATTCGTGATCTACCTACTTTTTGAACATTAGCACTTTGTTCGGTGCTTTCATCCAAATTATCTTCAAAATAACATTCTAACTCATAATCTTCAAATAATTCTGAAGCAACTTTTAATTTGATTTCGTCTAATTTTTCATTAAACAAATCATTAATTTTTGCGTCTAATAGGTCTTTTGCTTCTACAAATTTATTTGATAGAAGTTTTAAAACCAAATCTTTCATTACTGTTTATTACCAGTAATACCATAAACGCCAAAGTTAAACGCAGCAGGATCATTAAACTGACCACGTTGATACATTGCGTTATCTTTACGAAGGGAAAGAATTAATGTGTATGCTGTATTTGCAGTTACACCGTAAGTGTTAATTCCTAAGTTTCCGTTTGGATTAATAGCGTTATTTAAAATAGCAGGATTTTGTTGACTACCATACTCGCCGTTACCGTTAAGATAGAAAATAGTAGCGTTATTTGCCGTTGTATTTCCTGCCCAAAAGAGTTCAACAGAACCAGGAGGAGCAGCAGTTGACATACTTACAAAGTATTGTGCTGAAGTTAACTGTAAATTGTAATAAGGTTTAGCAGTATTACTAGCACTTAAAGTGGTGTACAATGGAACGTTATTTGCATCCAAAGCACCATACAAAGTGTTTGCTACAATTTTAGCATTATTTGCTTCATTTCCTGAAGTGCCGTCAAACTGACCTGTTAACTTAATAACACAGTCTGTTGTAGTATCTCTCAATACTTGGTAAGTAAATTTATTTGCCATCTTCTATCCTATTTTAAATGTTTCAAGGCAAAGTCTACGACTTTACCAAATTGTTCTTTACTTTTGTTCGACATTTCAGCCAGTTGTTTTTTGTTGCTTTCGTTTAATACATTGTATACTTTTAATATTATTTCGGCCAATTCAACCGTTACCATCAGTCTTTTTCCATCTTCAAACTGAACTCGGTCATATGAACCATCTTCAACAATATTCTTTAATTGTGAAATAACATTTTCACCAATAACTTCACCAGAATACTCAACTTCCTCTGATGGTGAGGCAGACCATTGCATAGATGTATATGGTACTGTCACATATTTATCTATTTTGTCCACATAGTATAGAGCTACTCTTTGATTATTAGGAAACTGTCTAATAGACTTTCTTTTCATAATAAGAACGGCTGGTGGATCCATGGGATGTTGTTTATTTTTACCTTCTTCCCATAAGTCTAAATCTGGTTGCTCTATTACATTTAACACAATAGGTTCAACTACTGTTTCGTTTTCATTTACTGAAACAGTAGTTTTGACTTCTTTAGAAGATAAAAAATCTTTAAGATTCTTCAACTGGTGTTTCCTGTGAAATCTCTTGTTGTGGTGTAATTAAATTTTGTGCAATTGTTTGTTTTGCAGCGGCAATGTGGTTAGTCACTTTATCGTGAATAGAAGCATACAAAGCTTCTCTAAATTTAGTACCATCATCGTCCATTGCGTAATCAATAACGTTGCGTGTTGAATAATCTGACATATTGTTCTCCAAAATTAATATTTATAATATACGTTTCAACTTAGTAATAGTCGATTCATACTGAGCTTCTTCATCTTTATCGGCAGGGTTCATTGGTTGTTGTGGAACTTGTGACATCATTTGTTGTTGTGCCACATCGTTCATTACACCAACTGGTAATCCTAATCCTTGTTCTTTTTCTTCATCCATCTCTACTTGCATTTCTTGGATTTCATCATCCGTTAAACGCAACACATTACGTTGAATCCATGTTTGTGAAAAATAACGACCTGTGTATGGATCTACGTTTGCCAATAAAGACAAACGTTCTTTCATTAATTCGGCTTCTTTTAATTCGGTAAAATTGTTGTCTTTAATGAAGTCATAATAGATATGTTCCTTCATTTCGTCCCATTCTTCATTGGTACAAATACCTTTGAGAACGCATTGTACACGCATTGCTTGGTCAAATAGATCAGCAAACTTATTACGCATACGAGCCACAAACTTAGCAAACTTTAATTCGTCACGAGTGATTTCGTTTGTACGACCTAAAGAGAAACCAGAACTTTCTGGATTCAACCTGGAGACTGGAACGTTGAGAGCCTTATACAACTTCTTCTCAAAGTATTTAACGTCCTCCAACTCACCTAGGTTCTGTCCACCAGGTAATGTAGCAATCTCTGTACCTTTTCCACCTTCACGGCGAGGTAACCAAAAATCTTCCATCATGGACATAAATTTACGGTCATCACGAACTTCACCAGTATTAGCATCATAGACAAGTTTGTTTTTATACTTGACCATAATATCACGAAGATATTGTTCTGCTTTTAATTTAGGTAAGTTACCCACATCAATATAGAAAATGCGGCGCTCGGGAGCACGACTGATGCGATAAATGACGGTAGCATCTTCAATCATCCTTAATTGATTTAATGGTTTGATTGCTTTATGTAGATAAGATAATACCACGGCCCGGCGAGAATCCATGAGACCAGAAACAACAGAGATAATGGAATCTGTGGTAATTCTGACACCAACAGGGCCAAAATTGCTAGAAGAACCAGTAGTAACCTTATCATTGAAGATATAGTATTCATTGATAACATTCATTACCTCTACACCAGTACGTTCATCTTTCTTCTTCTTAACCTCACGCACTTTACGAAGCTTGCGTGGGTCAACATAACGGAGTTCTCTAATGCCTTGAAGTGGATTTTCACGGTCAATGATGATATGGTAGTACATACGACCATCAACATAATATCTACGGAAAATGTCTTGTGCTAAATTGTTATAATTTAACATCTTTAAAATATTACCAAACTCGTTACGAATAGCGGTTTTGATTTTTTCTGGTTGTTTTAAATCGTCCAGTACGATTTTGATGTTTTTACCATCATCGTCTTGGCAAATGGCTTCATTGACAATATCATCAATAGCAGCTTCAATTTCTGGTTGCATTGCCATTTCACGATAACGTGAGATTAGTTCTACTTCATTCTTTGCTGTGCCGTCTAAGTCAACATATGTACCATAATAGGCGGCAGAAGTAATGGTAAGAGCGCCATCATCGTTTGTTGGTGGCGTGAAAGATTGTTGCACTCCAGCATCTTCTTCAGATTTTGCTCGTGCAATTGTGAAACCAAAGAGTGAAAATTTATTTAATGATGCCATATTGTTCTATTCCAATTCAAAAAAACATGATGGGAGAACCTAAGTTCTCCCGTATAAAATAATTAAGTTGTACTATCAGATTCCCACCATTGATAGGCAAATGTTACGCCATATTCTTCAATGGTATCGTTTGAACCCCAATCTAAATCGATTGGTGCCAAATCAACAGGATACAAACCTACAAATTTGTAAGTTTTCAAAATGTTGCCGGTTTTTCCATATTGAGATACTGTTGCATCAACAGAATAACCTGCCAAATTTGAAGCACCGGAAGCACGAATGTTTCCAGCATGACTGTTCATTGCATTCATCCATGACTCTAATGATTTACGGATAGTAAAACTTTCGTCATTAATGATCTGTAAAGACCAATCAGCAAATGTACGATTGCCAGCAAGTTTCAATTCACGACCAAAATAATACAAAGGTACTTGGCCAATTGTTGAACCTGGTAATTGTGCTGCTTTTGCTAAAAACTGTACTTGTTGTCCTGCTGCTGTGCCGTTAGAAGCCACAGTTGGGAATGTGAGTGTAACTTGGAACAGATTGGGACGGGCACCGTCACCAATCAAATTTGCTCTAAAGTCTGTTACGTTAAATGCCATTTTTTTCTCCTATTCGTTGAATTATTTATTAGAACTGTCCAACGACTTCAGTAAACGCAACACCTGTTCTTACAGCAACAAAGTTCAACTGAATGAAATTGATAGAACGGGCTGGTTTAATATAAATGTCACCAACAAACTGGTTAGAATCGACAACTTGTGGAGTATTATTTGTAGAATCACAAACAACACGGAAGTCGGTAATACCACGGCGACCCTGTACATCACGCAAGAAAGGAGTTACTAATGCCACAAATTGTGCTTGTGTGAATGAATCGTTAAATTCAAACAATGAGTATTGTGAAGCCTTAGCAATTGTCTTTTCAAGAACAATAAACAATCTGCGTACATTGATACGGTCAAAGGCAGAAGGTTTAGATTGTAGAGTTTTATCTCCAAACAATACAGTACCTTGTCCTTGGAATGTTGCAACAGGATTAATACCTTGAGCATACAATGTATCACGTTGTGTTTGATTTGGATTCCATGCCAACTTAACAACATTCTTTAAGTTACCACGGTTAAATCCAGCAGGAGACCACCATGGATCACGAACTGAATCTGTGTATACACAAAGACCAGCAATGTCAGCATTTAATGGAATCCAACGATAAACGTTGTTGTATTTGTCAAACATATATTTCCAACCAGAATCAGCAACAACATATGAAGATGAACGAGCAAGTGCTGAATTCCATGTTGTGATATTGGTAGTTTCACTTCCTGCTTGGTTAATAACGGCAGAAGATGGAGGAGAAACAAAAGCAATACAATCTTTACGAGTATTTACAATATTATCAATTACATATTGTTGAACAGTAGTACTTGCATCACCAGTAATAACCAAAGAAATGTCCACTTCAGCGGCATTTTGGAAATAACTATAAGCATTGATGATTGAACCATCACTTGGTTTAGTGTATCCACCACCAGCTAAAGTAGAAGTAATTGCAGTTGTAAGTACCGCATAAGTTACTCCTGCTAAAGGTTGACCCCATGTAGCATTGGTTGTTGAGTAACTTACTGGATCTACTGCGTAAATATATTTTGAGTTATTAAAAATAACATTCTTATAGTAATTTGAATTTCCTAATGAATCTTTAGCATCAGATGCTTTTGATAGATATGGGAAAATTTCAAGTACTGTATTTTTAACACCGGTGAATAAACCACCACTATCAGTAACAATAATGTGTAGTTCATCATTCCATGTGCCATTGCCATTTACTGCAATAGCTTGTGCTGATGTTCCTGGAGCACCAGAGAAAAGACTGGACACATTGGCACCGTTAACTTGCCAGCTTGAAAAGTTGGCTAAACCAGCATCACATAATGATACAGTTAAAGAGTTTCCTAGTGCGCCTGGATATTTGGCCATAAAAGAACCGTATATCTGACTATTGTTTTGATTCAAATAAGTTGCCTGGAATACATTCTTGTTAGGCATATTTACATTTGATGCAGATCCGTCATCTGCATTTAAGCAAGTTGGATCAGTAGCACGAACTACTTGTAAATTATTACCATAAGCTAAGAATGAAGCAGCAGTAAAGTAAGATGTGGCGGTATTACTGTCTGGAGTACCAAAGGTATTTCTGAGAGTAAGTTCACTATCGATTTGAATTCTTGTATTTGCTGGACCCCAGTTAAAGGCTCCTGCGTAAGCACCGGCTGTAGTTAGTATCGAAGGAACGACTGTTGTTAAGTCGACTTCCGAAACATTTACGCCTGGAGAGATTTGAAATGCCATTTGTTATCTCCTTGAATATTTGTTGTATTGGCAATTATAATACCATTATCATATTTATGTAACGTCATATTTAGAGTTTTATCTCTGTATTTCTCTGAAATAGGCAGAATAAGTTTCTCGACCATCCGCTTTTTCCCACACATCACCATCAAAAACGTCAAAACTATGTTCCCGACCATCTTCAATAACTGGGGCTGGTGGGGTAATTTCATCAAATTGGTTCATACTTTCAAGTTGAAGTTGTTTACGGATATCGTGGTTAACAATTTCTTTGAAGTATTTTTGTGTTGAAATCCAACCAAACATGACTAAACCCATGACCATATCATCGTTCGCATCAGATTCAGCAGCAAATGAATTCTTTTGAGCCACAAAAGTGGTCAATTCTGAAATGGTATCAAAATCATTAATAATTAACTTATCACCTTCAATCAAAGTTTTCAAGTTAGAACAACCAATTCGTTTAACTTGTGGTGACATTTTAAGACCCAACTGTACACCTCTAGCAAAGCCGGCAGACAATTGTTGTGGTTTTTTATTACCTGTAAACACTTTCCAAAGATTTTCATATTCCAAATCTTGGTGTAGTATGTCGGCAACTTGTGGCGTATTATTAATTTCTACCAATACATATGCGTTATTGTATAATACTGCCGCATTATAAATTTCGGTTGGAAATAATATTGGTGAAACCGATGAACTCTTGTATGTTGCCACTTGTTCATATGGTGTTGAAGAAATGTCAATTACTGAGAATGTAGAACAATCTAGTCCTTTTCCTTCTGCTACGTCAACTACAATTGCGTACAGGTGGTCTTTTGCGTTCTCATCATCACCTTTGACTGGAGCTTTATAAATTTTAACCTTGTCATGTTCCGTGATGGGTTGTTGATAAGTTAATTGTTGTAGTTTAAGTCCAGATACCAAAGTATTTGAAGAACCCAAGAACTCGGTTTCAAACTCTTGACGGAACTGGTGTTCAGAAGTGTTCTTAATAGTTTCTTCTTTCCAAGCCTCATCACGACCTGGTACTTGTGACCAATGAATCTCAAATGGTACATAGTTGTTTCGTTTGTGTACTGCATCATTCCAATATTTGTAGAATAGATTCATACCATTTGGTGTAGAAACCATCAGAATCTTAGTCTTTGTACCAGCAGTAATAACTGGATAAACTGAGGTAATAAACTCAGCAGCAATATTGGAAGGTACGAAAGCAAACTCGTCTAAGAATACAATGTTAAACGAACCAGAACGTGAAGCGGCAGAAGATGTTGAGTCTGCAATAATGACTGAACCGTTTTCCAATTCAATACGAGATTTATTCCATTCAACTACACCTTGTTGTAACCATTGTGGAAGGTTCTCATAAGCCAGTTGTAATTTACCAAGAATACCAATAGCAGTTTTACTTCTGTTAGCAAGAACGGCAATCGATTGAGAATCTTTGAATAGAATTGTCCAAAGAAGATAGGCTACTGCTGTTGTGGTTTTACCAACCTGACGAGGACATTTGGTGATAACAAAACGATTTTCATGAAAAGTTTTAATCATGTCCTTTTGAAAGTCGTACATCTCAAAAGGAACTAGACCTTCATCTAGTGTAATGATTTTAATCCACTTAGTAAAATATAATGGATCCTGAGCACACTTGACATATTCATCAAATTGCTCTTGTGTATAACTTTGCTTGACACCAACTCGTTTTAATAGTGGGTTATCACGGTATGATTGTTTATTTGTTGCCATTATCTTTTAATAGTTTACCCAAATCGGCAGTAGAACCAACAAAAATTGCTTTGTCAATAGTGGTATTATTTACTTCTTTTTTGTTTTTATCCATGTCACGCATTTGTTTTTGAATATTCAAAAGTTCTTTGTTAGCATCTACCATATTTTTAAGTAGTGTACCGTAAACTTCAAATGCTCTTGGATGTTGTCCTGCCTTAGCAATTTGCAAAATATCTTCCATGGCTTCTTTGCCTTGGTCAATAATACCTTGTAGATTTTCTTTTGATTGCTGGTAAGCGTCACCTAAATCTTCATCAATATTAGGAGCATTATAAAGGGGAGTTGCCTTTTTTACTACTGGCAACTCCTCTTTTTCTGCTGGAACAATATCAAATATTTCTTCCATACTTTTTTCAAATTCATTCATATTATTAAACTATTAAGAAGCAGCACCTTTAATAACAACATATTGTAGAACAGGAGCTTCAGCTGCAACGGTTGAAATGGAACGAATAGTTACGTTGGCAATACCAACACCGGTATTTGCTGCAATAACATAATTACCAATTGTACCGCCAGACCAATGGTTGAACATAACAAAGTCATTGGCCGCAATTGCTGAATTTGTAAATACAAAAGTATTTGATGTGGTATTTGACATTGCTTGTGAAAACAATGTAATTTGACCTGATGGTTTGTTTAGTGTTACACCAGTTGTTCTGCTTGTTGCTTGAGCAATAACACCGCCGTTACCTGTTGTATAACCTACAGTAATTGCAGTATTAACAATAGAAGATACACGACCGTTTGCAGCAAGTGTAATTACTGGAACAAATGTTGAATTTCCGTATACACTAGCAGCCGCTGTCAATGTTGTGTAGTCGGTATTCGCTAACGCTTGAACAGAAGTAATTGATGTATTCTGTGACAAATTTACACCAGTTTGGTAACTTGATGCATCGTTTGCTGAATTGGCTGTAGCAAAAGCAGCTTGTGTATAAGCTAAGGTTGGAGTTGCCCAACCACCTGCCGTTGATCCGTCATGTACGGTAATTGCGTTTGTGTCTGTATTAACAATTAACTCACCTGATGCACCTGTTGTAGTTGCAATATTGGCCGAATTATATCGTCTAAATTGTAGTGTTTTTGACATTTTTAAACCTTAGTTAGTAAATAGGTCGAAATTACCCGATTCTGTTATTAAATCTTCAATTCCAAATTGTATCATTAAGTCACCATAGAGTACTGATGAGTCTGGAACAACCGTATTGATGTAAGGCGTTTCCGTTACTGTGGTAGTATAAGTGTATTTATCATTAGCCGTGGCTCCATCCGGATTAGGAGTAATGACGATTTGTGCATATTCCAGTGGTTGAAGTTGATATGAAGTAAATTGATAGTTTGCGTTAGTATTCAAACCAACAATAGGTTCAGAAGAAACAAAGTTTCCTTGAATATTGGTTAATTGTAATTGGTTGTTACTCCAAAGAACCACTTTACCGGTAGCTGTGGCCGTATTAACTGAATAGCCTTGATATACAATTTCACCAGATTGGTACTTTCCAACACCACCGGTTGCCATATTAAACACAACAGTATCTTTAGTTGATATGTTGTTTAATATATTTGTGATGGAAGTTTTAATTAAACCAGTAGATGTTGTCTGACCAAAAACATAACCTTTGACCGTAAAATTAAGTGTCCAAACAATCATTCTTGGATCGGAATCTCTTGGACCTTCATATGTTGTTTCGTGTGAAGTCGAGTTCAAAACCACAGGAATTTCTTTAATTACACCCATCTCAGGAACCAAGTTTAACTTAATGGTATAGTCTGGTGTAAAATATGGAAGAATGTGTTCAATAATTTGTGTACCATCTTCAATGTTACGAACATAGATGTAAAGAGAAAAATCAAAATTGTATGGTACTGGATTGTATTGTGAAACAACACCATTGGTTGTTTTTGCAAATGATTTGAAATTGGTGTTTTGTTTTCTTGAAGAATCGTATGAAAGGCCATTCATTTCAAACGACATTCTTGGTAGTGTCATTTGAACTTTTTTATCTAAATTAGCATCACCTTCAAGTCGTTGAACATACAGTTCTTTTGCCGCATAAGCAATAGGAACAATAAATCTCTCTGCTTCTGTGTTATCTTTATTATAACGAACCAATGTAATTTCGTTAAACAAATTACCAAAACCAACAACGAGTTTACGAATGATTTTGTTATATGTGGTATTAGCCATTAAATGCTTCCAAACGGATTAGATTCAGAAAAGTCGGTAATTGTATATGCTGAATTAGCAATATATTCATTATCATAATTTTCTTTATTTGCTGGGTTGGCTAATGGATCAAATGATGCTAACGGGTAATTTGATCCAGAGGATTGACCAATGATTGGTTTGCTATCAATAAATTCACCGGCAATATTGGACACAGACAATGTGCTAGAAGAAGGAATCCAGGACTGAACAATAGCAACACTAGTAGCATTTGCGTATGTTGAGTCTGGAGATTGGAATACAATTTCGTTGATTGCATAAGTTCCTGTTCCTGCACCTAAGTTGAGGTGCAATGTATACGCTGAATCGGTCACAACAGCATCAATGTCTGGAATACCAGTAGCAATAGATTCTTGTGAGTATTTGAATTTCTCCATTTCCAATTCATAAAAATAAGGAACTTTTCTTCCCAACATGAAAAAATCTTTAGTTTGATTTGTAAACTTGATTTCGTATAATTCACCTGTACCATTTAGAAAAGGTATATAAACTAAATCGCCTTCTCTTGGTCGTGTAAATGTGTTCTGTGGAACTCTTTCTGAAAATGACCTTTTGGATAAAATAACTTGAACACTATTTTTAATCTCTAGTCCAAACTTAGAAAAGAATTCCTTTTCACCCGCATACTCTAAAGAATTTGAAAGATACATTTCTAAAGGAAAAGCAGATTCAAACTTTTTGACTGGATCTTCACCAAACAATAAGTCACGAGCCTGATCGTTATTATTTGGTAAGTAGAACGCTTCGAATCCCATAATTTTAATGGATTCTACGATAAGGTCCTCAATTACTCGTTGTTCTGGTAATGACCCGTAATTATTAAAATAGTGTGAAACCGCAATTTTAGGTTCCTACCTTTCTTTGCAACGCAGATAATCTCATTTTTTCTTTAGTTTCGACCGAACATTTTCTGCCAGTTCTAAGTTTGGCTTTTTCACTAAGTTTCTTTTTGGTTTCGTCCGACATCTTATATCCTTTTTTAGATGCACTTATTTTATTTTTGGTTTCATTGGATAAATTCCAATGTTTTCCTTTTGCGTGTTGGTTACCAATTTTAGTTTTATTAAATTGTTCACGTTTTTTATCTTGCTCTTCTTTTGTTAAACTATCCAGTACATTTGAGCACCATTAGATTAGTTCATGAAAAATTCAAGCGGCGATCCGTAATTATTTTCCATTTCAGATTCTAATCTTTCGATTTCAGAAGTAGCTTCACCTTGAATTGTTTTTCCGTCTAATGTAACACCACCAGGTAATTGTAATCCGGCAAATTTAGAAAGGTTGTTACCCCAACTTCTTTTAATAAGTTGTGTGGCATATTCTTTTAACCAACGGTCATTCCATACCAGATTATAAACATTAGGATTAATAGCGGCATAACATTCGGCAATTACCACTTGGCCAATTGGGGCTTCTTCTTTACCCCAATTCCAGTCAATATACAATCTTTGCATATGCCTTTGGAATCGAATAGGAACCTCTCCAGTAAACATCATCTCCAGAGAACGTAAGTGTTGTTGTGTTAGTGTATAGTTGATGTATGATGCGGAGGTGAAGTCGTATAACTCATTTAAACGGAGTTGATACCTTAGGTCAAACATATTGATATTTGACTGAGAATCTGAGAGTGGAAATATACGAGAAATACCAACAATCTCCATTGGATTGCCTTGAGCATCTTGAGAACTACTCAAATCTAGGTACCGTTTGTCAACTTCACCGAAAGAGAATTTGTTTACGGTAGTACCAGTAGCGTGTAATACATTATTGGCATCAACATACTGTAATGGTTCACCGGCAACAAAAGGTATTTGACCACAATTTACATTAATTGTGGTATTATTTGATACTCCAGCAATGGATGCTTGTGCACCAGAAGTACCACCGACAAAGTATGAAACGTTAGCAATAAAAGGTGCTGTGTTTCCGCTAGTTGATATGACGGAACCTGATAAGGCCTTGATATAATAGACTTTTTGTAATCCATCAAAATGATAATCTTGCCAATATTGGATTGCATCATCAATGCGATCCTCCACTTGGTCGTCATCCACGTTAATTTCTATTACTGGAAAGCCAAGTCTGCGGAGGCAATAAGTCTTAAAATCTTGTCGGTTTGTAATTGTTGACATCAAATTTCTCCTGTGATGGAGTATTTATGTTCAACCCAATTTACTTATTTTGCTAGGAGTACACGTTGTTTCTAGGCTTACAAAGATTCCGGTTGAGGTTTCACGATCAATAATTAACTGACCAGAACAAGCAAAGTTCCAGTCATCGTTTCCTTGACCATCACCGGTAACTTCATCACGACAAGGAACTTCTATTTTGATGTGTTTAAAGAGGTATTCTTTTGTACCGTTTTCAAATACTCGCCAGACGTGGTCTTTGGTGCCACGACCTGGTTGTCCTCTTGATTTATTGAATCTTATGTGGTACTTGTTCATACGATTTCAGGTGAATTTACAGGTTGTTGTGTTTGTACTGATGGAGCAAGATAACGCACACCAAGATTGAAGTGAATAAACTTGAATGGTTTTTTTGAAGCATTTTTTGTAAATGTATGTGGCAACCAAGAATTAGAGAACATCAATAAACCTGGAGTTGGAACAAAATTAATTGCAGCCGAAGCATAGGTAATATTACTCATATCTTGTTCAGCAAGATTCATCATTTTCTTTGCTGGACGTGGATCGTGGAAAGTAATCAAAGAAGAATCTTGTGGTACATCTAAGAAATAGAAACCAGAAATTTGTTGACCTGGATGAATATGTTCTTCTTGTCCAGAATATTGGTGGTGTTCTTGAGCCCAAAATTCATTGAACACAACTTCAGAATTATCCATATTGAAACCCTGTGACCTCAATACATTACCAGCACTTAGACCAATATAAGTAACCAAATCTTGAAGTCTTGGATCATCCGCAAAACTATACGACATATATGCTGGATAAATTTTATTTAAATCAACTTCTTTCTTTACTTGCTTGAGTGATTCATATGAAACTTCTCTAGCAACTGCCAAAAATTCTGGTTTATTAATTTGGTATACACCAGTCGTAAAATAATGTGTTTCTTGTAAAACATCTGAGGTTGATACTTCACCATCATTACCAATAATTTGAACTTCATCCGACATAATATTTCTCCATTAAACTTTCATTTTAACATAATTGTCTATAACTGTCAACCAGTATGAACTATATTTATATGTATTTTATATAAACAATTTGTTAATTAATTGTTATAGATCAAATTTTATACCACTTTTTATTACGCAGACCAAGGAAGTCCAGTATTACTTGGTACGATTGGTGGATTAATAATTCTATTGATTTGATCCTGTAATGCGCCTTCGATAGCCTGAACTTGGTTAGTATCTTCTTGGATCCAACCTAAAACAATTGCTGGAGTTAAATCGGCATATGCAATGAAGGTGTTTTGGCTAGGTTCTACAGGAAAATTATTCATTCTGTTCATTGAAACGGTAGTATTTGAAGTACTATCAGTTGCTTCAACAGTATAACGCACCATAGTAACATACTCTGGTGTTGGTGTAGGCATTGTGTACATATCTGTTATTGCCCAATTATAAGTTACATTCATTTTACTTCTCCTTTAAAGTGTTTATTTATTAAGCAAAGTTACCATAAGAAGCACCGGTACTTAAATCGGTTATCAAGAACATTGAACCTACCGTGGAAGTAACAGTACCAGCAGAATCAGTCACAACAAATTGTAACCTGGTGTTGGCTGCTACCATAACAGTACCATCAATAATTGCAGCATATGTTCCGTTGTTGGTTAATGATGCCGATGCCGTTGATGTGGTTGTTGCTGCACCTGAAGCATTAATGTGAATTACACCGCCTGCCAAGTTGGCGGTTGATCCTGTTGGTGCAATAGTTACAAAAGCCGATAGTGGTATAAAGTTAGTAGACGCTGAATTTGAGAATGAAAATATTACAGTACCAGCAGTTGCTTTAGTAAACAATAAATGATATTTTATATGGTACATATGGTTCTGTACCAAATACGGCCGGTTATTACCGCCAAAGAAAGTATCAGCACCTGAAGCAACCGTTGCAGCATTAGCAGAAGTTAAGTTAGCGTACTGTGATGAATGAATAATCATACGACCTGAGCCGTTTGATGTGTTGGCGGTAACATACAATACAGTACCGTCATACTCATGTGCGCCTTGAGTTTGTGTGGTTAATAATGTACCGCCAACGTTGAATGATATGGGTGGCGATGTTGATGTGCCAAGAGATAAATTAGCTGTACCGCCAATATATACGTTACCAGCAACACCAACACCACCAGAAACAATCAAAGCACCAGTTGAAGGCGATGTAGAAGTATTGGCCGCCAACACAGAAAGCACACCATTTGGATCTAATTGCATCCTGGAAACACCAGGAGTAAACCAACGGAATGTTCCAGCACTATTATCTATTTGCCAGTTTTGTGATGCGGTACCATTAAAGAACCCAAATCTTGGAGTTGGAGTTCCACTTCCAGCAACTCCAACAGCTGCAGAAATAACGGTTGAACTTTCATCAAAATATCCTTGAAATTGTCCAGAACCGTTTGCTATTACATTTCCATTTGCTCCAACACCACCAGAAATAACTATAGCACCAGTAGTATATGTTGTGTTCTTTATTGTGTTTGAAACTAACAAATATCCAGCAGAGTTGACTGTAATTACAGGACCAATGTTAGCTACTCCAGTATTGGCTTTAGCAAATGCAGCGTTAGCCTGAGCAAAGATAATTGCCATGTTGGCATTGGCAGTATTGAGTAAAGAGAACGCTAAAGCTGAGTTGGCGTTAGCAGTATTTAAACCACCTTGGAGATAAATTGTGTTAGCTACAGAAGAACCAGCAGTTGTTTGAATTGTACCATCACCAAAAGTAATACTGTTTGCCGCAGCAAGAACAATATTACCTGAATATAAATTTCCTGTAATACCTGCACCACCAGAAATTACTAAAGCACCTGTAGCATTTGACGTTGATGTGGTCGTACTAAGAATACGGTGAGTTGTAGTCGTGTTTATTAAATTAAATGAACCATTAGGATATAAGTAACTTTGTGCGGCACCGTTATTCCAAAAACTTAAAGGAAGATATGTTCCTGATCCGTTAACACCAGACACTAATTGAACATCGGTTGTATTTGCAGCAATTAAAATCTTACTAGCATTAGTTAAGTCTGCGGTGTTTGCAGCTTGCCAGCTTGATGCTGACACTCCTGCAGCAGGACTTCCATTAGGTACTGCATAAATTCCTGTTGGTGTGTTTAGTGTTTGTGTTTGGAATATAGTTCTGGAATTTAATGTGGTGTTTGAAAAATCACCAGTAAAGTATGAACCTTGGCCCATTGTAATATTGCCGGTTATACCCATACCACCAGAAACAACTAAAGCACCTGTAGTGTTTGATGTTGATGCTTTTGTATTGGAAACAAACAAATATCCAGCAGAGTTAACTGTGATTACTGGACCAAGGTTGGCTACACCGCTACCACCTGTGGCTGGTGTAGTATAAGTTAACTCTTTGGTTGTTGTGTTATAGTATACGGATTGTGTTGTATTACCAGCACAAACACGGATTGGATTAATGTAGAGACCAGATTGAGTTGGGTTTAATGCGGTACAAGAAGCATTGATAGCAATACTCTTGGTGGTTTGATTAGTTTGGCCAGCATATGGACCGATAGCAACTGAATATTGGCCTTGTGCTGTATATCCTGAACAACGACCTATAGCAACCGCACAAGTTCTCTGCCTACAATTACCAGCATTAACACCAATAGCGACTGAAAAATTATTTTGTGATGTATACGCAGCATTTAATCCAATAGCAACCGTAGATTGTCCTTGCGTTATTCTACCTGCAGCTGCACCAATTGCTACAGAATAATTATTTTGACATGTGGCACCAGCATAAACACCAATAGCAACAGATTGGCATCCTTGCGCTGCGTATCCTGCACATTGACCAATGGCTACAGCTTGAGCTCTTTGTCTACAATAACCAGCAGTTTGGCCAATAGCAACAGAAGAAGCATTTTGAGATTGGTAACCAGCATTTTTACCAATAGCAATTGCACAAATTCTTTGGCGGCAGAAACCAGCATGATAACCAAGAGCAACCGAATAAGCATTTTGAGATGTTTGTCCAGCACCAACTCCAATAGCAATTGCTTGACATTTCTGATTGTTATATCCTGAAGCTTGGCCAATAGCAATTGCTTGTCCGCCCTGTAATGTTTGTCCTGCGCCATATCCAATACTTACAGCTCCACCGGATTGATTGCAAAATCCAGAATATTTTCCAATAGCAATTGAAAAACATACTTGGTTTGTTTGGCCTGCACAAGTACCAATAGCAACTGTACATAATCCTTGTGCTATTTGTCCTGCACTATGTCCTATAGCAACCGCACAAGCTCTCTGTCTACAATTACCAGCAGAAGAACCAATAGCAACAGATGAAGCATTTTGGCCTGTTTGACCAGCATTAAGTCCAATAGCAACTGATTGTGAACCTTGATTATTAACACCCGCTTGTCTACCAATAGCAACTGATTGACAAGCTTGTGCTGTATATCCTGCACCAGCACCAATAGCAACACTATAGCATCCTTGAGCCGTTTGTCCAGCACCATATCCAATAGCAACTGCTTGAGTTCTTTGCCTACAATTGCCTGCTTGAAAACCAATAGAAACTGAATAAGCATTTTGAGAAGTTTGTCCAGCAAGTCGCCCTATAGCAATTGTAGCACATCCTTGATTAGAACCTCCTGATTGTTGACCAATTGCAATCGCACAAGGTTTTTGTTGACATATACCAGCATTATAACCAATAGCAACAGCCCAATTGCCTTGACAAACTATACCAGTTCGTGGACCAATAGCAACTGCTTGAATCCCTTGAGCCGTTTTACCAGAACATTTACCTATAGCAACCGCACAAGCTCTTTGACGACAGTAACCAGCACAAGCACCTATAGCAATAGATTGTGCGTTTTGATTTTGAAAACCAGCAGCGTAACCAATAGATATTGATTTGGTTCCTTGTGTGTAATATCCGGATACACAACCAATAGCTATAGCTTGAATTTTTTGGCAATTTTGACCAGCAGAAGGACCAATAGCAACCGCAGAAGTTCCTTGATTTAAATATCCTGCACATTTACCAACTGCGGTTGCTTGGCAACCTTGAGCCGTTTTACCAGAACAATGTCCTATAGCAACTGCACAGGCTCTTTGTCTACAATTACCAGCTTGATTACCAATAGCAATGGAATTGGTATTTTGTGTTATCCTACCTGCACAACGACCTATAGCAACTGCACATCCTTTTTGTCCTGTATATCCTGAATTGGTACCAATTGCAATCGCACAAGCATATTGGCGTACATAACCAGCATTATATCCAATAGCGGTTGATTTAGTATTTTGATATTGAAGGCCCGCACCGTTACCTATAGCAATTGCACATTGATATTGACGTTGTGAACCAGCACTATTACCTATAGCAATTGAATTTGTATTTTGCCCAACTTGACCTGCGGCATACCCAACGGCTACTGCATAAGCTTTTTGACATTGATATCCAGTTGCTGGACCAACAGCAACTGCTCCTGCACATTGATTCAATTTGCCCGAACAAATACCTATAGCAACCGAACAACATTTTTGACTACACTTACCTGCACATTTACCGATAGCAATTGCAGAACCACCTTGAGCCGTTTTACCTGCACATCGACCTATAGCAACCGCACAGGCTCTTTGCCTACAAATACCAGCACAACGACCAATAGCGACTGAATAAGCATTTTGTGATGTTAATCCTGCATTTGGACCAATAGCAACGGAAGAACTACCTTGAGCCGTTTTACCTGCTTGATTTCCAATAGCAATTGCACAAGCTCTTTGCCTACATTGACCAGCACAATAACCAACGGCAACTGAATAAGTATTTTGAGATTGATAACCAGCTTGTTGACCAATAGCAATACCAGCAAAACCTTGTGTTGTAAATCCTGCAGCTTGACCAATAGCAATACCATAAGAGCATTGATTTAGATAACCAGCAATACCTCCAATAGCAATTGAACTACCGCCTTGGGATTGACTGCCTGCAGCTTGACCAATAGCAACCGCACAAGCTCTTTGTCGGCAAGAGCCAGCACCATTACCAATAGCAACAGCGTAATTGTTTTGTGATTGAATACCAGATTGATTACCAATAGCTACAGACGCAATACCTTGTGCTGTCTGACCTGCACAAGTACCAATAGCAACCGCAGAAGCTCTTTGGCGGCATTGACCAGCAGATTGGCCAATAGCTACCGAGTAAGAATTTTGCGATTGGTATCCTGCGGCATTACCGATAGCAATTGCTTTACAACCTTGTGATTGTGCTCCTGCACAAGAACCAACAGAAACCGCACAAGCTCTTTGGCGTTGCTGACCGGCATTATGTCCAATAGAAATTGCACCACTATTTTGTGATAGTAACGCTGCGCATCTTCCAATAGCAATAGTATTACAACCTTGTGCGGTTTGTCCGGCATTAGAACCAATAGCAAGTGCTTGAGTTCTTTGTCTACAACTACCAGCACCAGAACCAATAGCAACTGAGTAAGAATTTTGATATTGATTTCCAGCGTTACCACCAATAGCGATTGCACATGCACCTTGACACGCTTGAGCACTATTTTGACCAATAGCAATTGATACTGCACCTTGTTTATACCCTCCAGCATTTAAACCAATGGAAACAGTACTTGCTCCTTGTAAGCATCGGCCTGCACCAGAACCAATAGCCACAGCCCAAATTCCTTGAGCTGTTGTTCCTGCGCTTGCTCCTATAGCAACTGCACAAGCTCTTTGCCTACATTGACCAGCACCAATACCGATAGCAACCGAGTAAGAATTTTGAGATTGTGAACCGGCCGATGAGCCAATAGCAACCGAATGACATCCTTGTGCTATTTGACCTGCATTGGTGCCCATACTAATTCCACCAGCGCCTTGATTGCTGTTACCAGCATTAAATCCTAGAGCAAGAGCGTATAAATTTTGATTTGTTGCGCCAGCATAAATCCCAATAGCAACTGCAGCACATAATTGATCCGTTTTGCCTGCATTACAACCTATAGCAACTGCTTGAGTTCTTTGCCTGCATCTACCAGCACAAGAACCAATAGCAACTGATTGTGCATTTTGTGATAGATATCCAGCATTACTACCAATAGCAACTGCTTGAGCTCTCTGTCTACAGTAACCAGCTTGATAACCAACGGCAACGGAGTAAGCATTTTGTCCTGTTTGACCAGCATTAAGACCTAATGTAACCTGAGTGTTTGTTGTTCGGATTTGCTGAACAACTAAGGTATTATTAGAAGTAAAGAATTGAATGTTACCTGTGTTGCTTAAGTAACCTGTTGTGTTAGCAAAGATTACTGAATTGGCTAGATAACCTGATGCGGATAATCCTCCGCCACCGCCTGTATTTGCTTTATCAAATATAATCTTACCATCAATAATAACTGTTTTTGATGTTGTGTTGGCCGAAATAGAAATACCATTTGTACCAACAAAACCTAAAGTATCTATTGATGATGTAGCAAGAATGAGTGAGGAGTTTGCATTAATTGTTGCAAAAGAATTAGGTGCGGATCCTGTAGAAAAGGCAGTAATGGATCCTACATTATTTTTGTAGTATAACTTACCATCAGCATAGTTAATAGCAATTTCACCATTTGCTAAAGCACTTGGTGCATTTCCTGGTGTTGCTGATTTTTTGAGTAGTAGTGTGGTATTTGCTATAGCCATATTTTAAAAAGTTCCAGCATCCTTTATTTCTTCTTTTACTTCCGGTTTTGATTCAAGTTTTACTTCTACTTTTACTGTTTTTACTTCATCAATTTTCTTACGCTTGGCTGGACTTAACTGCAAATATTCAATTTGATCATTCAATTTTTTAATGGACTTCTCATAACTACTACGAGTTTTTTGATGTTCTTCTCGTTCTTTTATCAATTCACTTCTAAAAGTATCTATATGTTGAACTTGGTGTTTAACATTTTCATATTCAGACTTTAAAGCACCAATATCATTTAATTGTTTTTCCAACTCAGAAATTCTATTTAAATGTCCGTTAAT